AGAGCCACAACAGATGTAGCCTTCCATGCCAATATGGCCGGCAAGAGCAAAACCAAGGCTGCCGTTGGCCACAATCGAGAACGCGTCGGGGCTAGAGCAATTGGAATTTCTAAGGCTACTGACCGTTTAACCAAAGAAGACCTTGACGAAGCGCTCCAAGAGGCCTATGACTCTGGGTTTGTTGGTGCTGTTAACCACCATACCCCTGAAGGTAAGGCCAAGATCAAGCAAATTCAAAACATGGTCAAGGACCACAACAAGAAGATGCGGGCTGAAGGAAAGCATCATGAGCAACTCAAAGTGGCTGCTTACGGGCGTCTAGGAAAGAACAACCCCAACGCAGCGAAATATTCTCCGAACAACGAAAAGAGAATTGCGGCCGGCGGGAACAAGAATAACAGACCGCCAAAGATCTCTCCGCAGGATGCATCGCATGTTCGCATCCACGTCACAAAGAAACGAAAAAATTGGGAAGGAAAGTGGGTCTAATGGCTATCACAACAGAACACAAAGCAATCATGGAACAGTTGATCACAGAGCTTTCTGATGATACTCTGAAGTCATATCAAAAGAAGGCTAAAGCTCAGGTAGATGCTCTAGGGCACAAGCGCGGACCAAAGTCTAAAGCTGAAAAGGCAACTATTAGTAAAAGACAGGCTGGGTCATATAAGGCTACTAAAACCATTGGTGACCGAGCTGCTGTAGCATACGAAAAGCGCAGTGCAGACAATACTAAAGCCTTTCATGAAGCAATTCACGACAGTCTGGCAGCACATGGGTTTAAGCACGCAAACGAAGGACCCAAACATGACGTTTGGGTGAAACACCACAAGTCGGGCGTTTCAATCTTCGCAAAGCATAAACACCCATCTGATCATCACCGCGACGGTGAACTTTCAATGATTTCTTCTGATGGACATTCAACCCACGTTCAAAGACCATGGGGGTTGAATAAACCAACAGAAGCAGTAAAGACCGACACGCATGACGAAATTAAGAAATTCCACGATCGCGTCATCAAAGACAGAACCGAAGATAACGAGTACGGTAGATAATTCATGGCATATACAATCACATCCAACAAGAAAAACGCATCGATAGTTATTCACGCTTCAGCGAATTCTGGAAATGTGATCGTTGTCGGTAATTCAACAGTATCCAATATCGCATCTGGCAATGAGATTGTCACTGGGGCATACATTTCTCAGATCATTGCGGGTTCTCCATCCGGCAACGCGGCGTATTGGGTCATCAAACGCGGAGCCAACGTAGTGTCAGTCGTAGATTCATCAACGATGATCGACTATGCTGGATCTGGAATGAGTCTTAATGTCGATGCTGCTGCAAATGTTGTGATAGAACTCGTCGGAGCCACGAACGGAGCCATCATGATTGAACTCCAGAAGCAAACCAGTACCTCAGATTACTACACTCAACCATTGGTGCCATAATGAAGCTGATCACTGAAACTATCGAGAACGTAGGCGTAATTGAAGAGGCTGTTGATAGTACAGGCAAGAAGAGCCTGTTTATTGAAGGCGTATTCCTACAGGCCGGAGTAAAGAACCGCAACGGCAGAATTTATCCTCCGGAGATCCTCTCTAGAGAAGTTAACCGATACGTTACTGAGAATATTAATCCAGGCCGAGCTTACGGTGAACTTGGACACCCAGCTGGCCCAACTATCAATCTCGATCGCGTCTCCCACATGATCAAATCGATCAAGCAGGAAGGCAACAATTTTATTGGTAAGGCCAAGATCCTTGATACCCCGATGGGGAACATCGTTCGCAACCTAATCGCTGAAGGCGCCCAATTGGGAGTTTCTTCGCGTGGTATGGGTACACTAAAGATGAATAGTCAAGGCATCAACGAAGTCCAAAACGATTTCCATATTGCCACCGCTGCCGATATCGTTGCTGATCCTTCGGCTCCTGATGCGTTTGTGAACGGGATTATGGAATCAAAGGAATGGGTATGGAGTAATGGCCAGTTCATTCCAGCAAAACTAGAAGAAATTAGAGAAGATATTGAAACTGCAGCTAGATCTCGTCAATTAACCGAGCAAGCTAAGTTCAAGGCCTTCACTAAGTTTATTCAAAACATCTCAAATTCACAATCTTATAAATAATTCAAAACCTAAGGAGTCTCAGATAATGGCCGTTAACGAAACAGTGGAACTTGACGAAACTGCAGCTGCAGATACTCTGAAGCCAGGCAGCAAGACCGAGCTACTTCAGAACGCTCTTTCAAAGATGGCCGGAATGTCATCTGAAGATTTGTCACATTTCCTAAATGATTCTCTGGCACAAGTCGGAAATTCATCGGCCGGCGTGCCTGAAGGCGCTGCAGCAAAGAACAAGGCTTCTATCGCAATGAAGGAGTCTATCAAGGAAGACATTGACAGCATGTTTGGTGAGGATCTCTCTGAGGACCTTAAGGACAGAGCCACAATGATCTTCGAAGCAGCCGTCAGTGCTCAAGTCGAAATTGGTCTGGCCTCTCTAGCAGAAGAATTCCAAGAAGCCCTGGATGAAGAACTAGAAAATCAAGCAGCTGAGCTTGTTGAGAAGGTAGATCGCTATCTTTCGTACGTCACTGAACAGTGGATGGAAAAGAACGAAGTAGCCATCAACGGTGCACTACGTCTTGAAATTGCTGAGGACTTCATCGGTGGTCTGAAAACCCTATTTGAAGATCATTATATCGACGTTCCTGACGACAAGTACGACGTGGTTGATGAACTAACCCAAACCGTCGAAGATCTTGAAGCCCGCCTGAACGAAAGTACTGCTCTAGCACTAGAGCTCATCGCTGAAAGAGAAGATCGTATCTCTAGTGATATCGTTCTAGAAGTTGCTGAAGGTCTTTCTGCAACTCAGGTTGAAAAGCTGAAGACTCTGTCTGAAGGTGTATCGTTCGACACCGAAGATGATTTCCGCAATAAAGTTCAAACCCTGCGCGAACGTCTAATCGAAAAGAAGCCAGTCGCCGGTAAAACAGGTCTAATTGTCGAAGAATCTGCTGGTAAGACAGTAGATGAGCTTGATGAAGAAGATAAGAAAGTAATCAGCCCTCAAATGAGACGTTATGCTGATGCTATTTCTAGAACAGTTGCCCACTAATACTTCAAAACTACAAACTTATAAATAAAACAAAAGCCTAAACAGGGAGAAAACAATGAGCCAAGCGTATGATGCCGAACAGATTCTAGGTAAGTGGGGAGACATTCTAGATCACAATGACCTAGCTCCTATTAAGGATCGTCAGCGCCGTCTTACAACTGCCACTCTTTTGGAAAACACTGAAAGAGAAATGGGAGTAGCCGAAGGTGCTTCTCCTGGGTCAAGTGCACTTCTAACCGAAAGCGCTCCTACGAACGCTACCGGCGCAGGTATTGCCAACTTCGACCCACTTCTAATCTCCCTGGTACGTCGTACAGCACCTAACCTGATGGCCTATGACATCTGTGGTGTGCAGCCGATGACTGGTCCAACTGGCCTGATCTTCGCAATGCGTTCACGCGACTCGAACCAAACTGGCACTGAGACCTTCTACAACTACTCAACCGGTGTGGCAACAGCCAACCTGGAAGGTGGTACAACAGGCAACCCCAATACGTACCCTGCAATGGGCTTCAGCATCGAGAAGGTTACAGCAACAGCTGTTGGCCGTGCACTAAAGGCTGAATGGTCAATCGAGCTAGCTCAAGACCTTAAGGCTGTCCATGGTCTGGATGCTGAGACTGAACTCTCAAACATCCTTTCTGGTGAAATTATCGCCGAAATCAACCGTGAAGTTGTTCGTTCAATCAACGTGACAGCTGTCCGCGGTGCTTCTGAAGGTACAACTACTGCAGGTATCTTCGACCTGGACACCGACTCAAACGGCCGTTGGTCAGTTGAGAAGTTCAAGGGTCTCATGTTCCAAGTTGAACGTGAAGCTAACAAGATCGCCCAACAAACACGTCGTGGTCGTGGTAACCTGATCATCTGTTCGTCTGATGTGGCTTCTGCCCTTCAAATGGCCGGTGTTCTGGATTATACCCCAGCCCTAGACAAGAACGGCAACCTGACTGTCGACGATACTGGTAACACGTTTGCCGGC